TTTATTGGTTCAGGCAAAGATACCATTGCTGATTACCTGGTAAATTTACATCACTTTCGTAGAGAAAGTTTTGCAAGCACGTTGAAAGATGCTGTGAGTCAAGTGTTTGGTTGGGACAGAACCATGCTGGAAGGCCGTACCAAACAAGCCCGCGAATGGCGTGAGCGAGTGGATCCTTGGTGGGCCGAACGCCTGAACATGCCGCATTTGACGCCACGCTGGATTTTGCAGTACTGGGGCACTGAAGTGTGCAGAGCCGGTTTTCATGACGACATTTGGATTGCCAGTTTGGAAAACAAACTGCGTCACAGCCAAGATGATGTGGTAATTTCTGATTGCCGTTTTCCCAATGAAATTCGTGCTATCAAACGTGCTGGCGGGCGTGTGATCCGTGTGGTGCGTGGTCCTGAACCCATTTGGTATGATGCCGCTGTCAGTGTGAATCATGGGCCCGACCGCAATGCAACCTGGGCTCTCAGTCTACAAAAACTTGAAAAACTGGGAATTCACGCCAGTGAAACTGCTTGGGTAGGCACTCAATTTGATGCTATACTAGACAACAACGGCACACTGGATGACCTATATCAACAGGTAAAGAGTTTGGTCACAAGTCCAGTTCAAGATCACCCCGGCGCCAAGTAACATCACTGCGTTTTACTTCAACGCTACAGTTCAAACACACTGTTCTAAGATTGCGTTGACTGCTATTGGCTAGATTACCGTCGAGGTGAAACACAAACAACTGACTGGGATACTTGGCTTTGAACCCGCATCGATCACATGCGGGTTTTTTCTTGTATCCGTCCAGTTGCCAGCGTGGCACAGGTGCTTTTTGTTTGCGTCCTCTACGTTGACAAGCAGAGCACATGGATCTGTAGTACACACGATCATATTTGTGATAGGCCACTGCTCGTGGTTGCACACCACAGATTTTACAAAACGGTCTCATGGCATATTTAGCGCACGAGCCTACATATAGGTCGCTCAAACTGGGTGTTTTTGGCATTTGCCAATAAATATCTACAACTTGAAAAGGAAACCATTATGGCTCTAACATCCCCAGGCGTAGAAGTAACAGTAATTGATCAAAGTCAATACGTACCTTCAGCCGTTAACACAGTACCTTACTTTTTGGTTGCCACAGCGCAAAACAAAGTATCCAGTGACGGTGTCACTGTAGCAGCCGGTACTCTTGCCGCTAATGCAAACAAAACATATTTAATCACCAGTCAAAGAGATTTGGCACAGACATTTGGCGTGCCATTCTTCTACAACACCACAACTGGTACTCCGATCAACGGATACGAACTCAACGAATACGGTTTGCTGGCGGCTTACTCTGCCCTGGGTGTTACCAATCGTGCTTATGTACAACGTGCTGACATTGATTTAACAGCACTCACTGCCAGCCTAACTCGTCCCACAGGCATTCCTGCCAATGGCTCATACTGGCTTGATACTGGTATCAGTTCATGGGGTTTGTTTGAATGGAATGCAGCCACTCAGGCATTTGAATTGCAAACACCAACTGTTATCACAGACGCAACTGACGTGGTCGGCGGCGACGGAACTGATCCCATTGCTGACAACACCCCATTACAGTCTTTTGGCAGTATCGGTGACTACGCTGTGGTCACACTTGACGAATATATTTTTGTGTATTACAAAAAATATGATAATACCTGGGTTCAACTGGGCAGTGATGATTGGAAAACCGCATATCCCGCAGTGGCAGGTACTAATGCAGTCACAACCACATTGACAGTGGGCGCCAACATGATCATCAATGGTACCACAGTCACAGTTGGTGTAACCAACACAGTGGCAGGTTTGGCCACTGCTATCAACAGCGCCAGCATCACAGGTGTTACTGCCAGTGCAGTTTCTAACCAACTGTATATCTATGCTGACAGCACAGCAGGCACAGACGGTTCTACATTGAGCAATGATGGTTTCGTAGAAATTGTAGCCGGACCCAATTTGGGCACTGCACTGCTGGCTCAATTAGGCATTACTGCAAGTCAATATCCTGCTCCACAATACTTGCCAAGTTACAGTTATGAACAACCCAAGTGGATTTCTGGTGCCGATCCTCTAAACGCCAGACCCACTGGTTCGGTATGGAACAACCTCAGCACTGCCAACAACGGATTGAGTTTGGTTGTTAAAAAATACAGTGCCGCACTAGGCACCTGGATAGCACAAGTTTGCCCAGCATACGCAAATGATACTCAAGCTACGTATTATCTAGACAACACCGGCGGCGGTAAAAATATTCCTGTTGGTACCACCTATGTTGGCTACAATTCTTACAAGTGGAGCACAACACTGACCACTGCGGCCTTTACAATTTGGGATCGTTATGCGTTGGGTGCCACGGTGATAACCGGCACCACTGTACCAACAGGCAATGCATTCACAGTAGGCAACACATTCCAATTGGCTGCTACTATACCTGGTTCGCTTTCATACAGTCTTGCAACAGTGACCATTGGTGGCACAGGTTCAGTAAGTGACTTTGTCACTGCTGTTTCGGCTGCCAGTGTGCCTTATGTTTCTGCCAGTGTTAATTCATCAGGAAACATTGTGTTCACACACAGTGCAGGTGGTTCAATTCAGTTGCAGAATACCGCAGGAACTCCAGTTACCACTGCTGGTTTTGCTGTGGGAGCACCAGATCAAGCGACTCATGCTCCAGAAGGACCTTCCACAGTTGTGCGTTTGAGTAATTTTGTTACCGCGCCGCTGTTTACCTATACTCCAAGTGCCACCACACCAGGTCAAGATCCTGCAGACGGTCGTTTGTGGTATTACAGTGCCGTGGACCAAGCAGATATCATGATTCAAGATGACGGTGCTTGGATGGGTTATCAAAATGTAACCAATGATGTGCGTGGTTACAATTTGACTTTGACCAATGCAACTGGTCCTATCATCTCAGCCACTGCTCCTACCACTCAAACAGATGTTGCATTGAGTCCGTTGGTCTATGGCGATTTATGGATTGACACCAGCGATCTTGAAAACTATCCAAAATTGTATCGCTGGCAGCCAGTGAGCGGTGTGGCACAATGGGTAGAAATTGATACCACAGATCAAACCACACAAAATGGTATTTTGTTTGCTGATGCACGTTGGGCACCCAATGGCACAACTGATCCTGTGGCCGATCCACTACCCAGCATTGAAACTTTGTTGACCAGTGATTATCTTGATCCAGATGCACCCAATCCTGCTCTGTATCCACAAGGCACACTGTTGTTCAACACACGCCGTTCCGGTTACAATGTTAAGAGTTTCCAAATGGATTACTTTACAACATCAGCCACCAACTATGCGATTGATGCATATTCATCGCTCACAGCCTATGCTGTGAATGACTTTGTGAGTTACAACAATGGCATCTATGTGTGTACAGTGGCTACCACTGCTGGTACCGCACCCAGCAACACTGCATACTGGGATCTTATCAATCTCAACACCTGGCTCACTGCCTCGGGCAACAAAGACAACGGTTCTATGTGGTCCGGTCGCCTGGCACAACGTCAAATGGTTGTGAAAGCACTGAAGTCAGGTATCGACACCAGCGTCACAGCACGTGAAGAGCAGACACAGTACAATATTATTGCCACACCTGCTTACCCAGAGTTGACACCAAACATGATTGCACTCAGCAACGAGCGCAACAACACCCTGTTTGTTGTGGGCGACACTCCCATGCGCTTGGGCCCAGATGGCAACAGCCTGGTGGCATTTGCTACCAACAACAACGGTCTGGGTCAACCCAACGGTGATGGCAACATTCTAACCAGCAACTATTGCGGTGTATTCTACCCCAGTTGCCAAACCACAGATCTTGGTGGTAACACAGTGGTACAACCTCCAAGCCACATGATGGTACGCACAATTTTGCGCAGTGATGCCGCAAGTTATCCATGGTTAGCACCTGCAGGTACACGTCGCGGCGTGGTAGACAATGCCACTGCTATTGGTTATATCAATGGTGCTACCGGCGAGTTCAACCAAATTGGTGTGAGTCAAAGTGTACGTGATATCCTGTATGAGCGCAATATCAACCCAATTACGTTTATTCCTGGAATTGGTATTACCAACTTTGGTAACAAGACCACAACCACAACCACCACAGCCTTGGACCGCATCAACGTGGCACGTTTGGTATGCTTCTTGCGTGGACGCCTGGAAGAAATTGGCAAACTGTACCTGTTTGAACCCAACGACACCATCACTCGCAATCAGATCACCAACAGTGTGAACAGTTTGATGATTGACTTGGTGGCCAAACGAGCCTTGTATGATTACCTGGTGGTTTGTGACTTGAGCAACAACACTCCTGCACGTATTGACCGCAATGAATTGTGGGTAGACATTGCTATTGAGCCAGTTAAGGCAGTGGAATTCATTTATATTCCATTGCGTATCAAGAACACTGGAGCAATTGCTGCCGGACAGTAAAGGAAATGGGGGCTGATTTTTCGGCCTCCACTTCAGGTAAATAAACATATAGGAGATAACAAATGGCAAGTGCATCACTAAACAAAATGACAGTACCCTTGGCAAGCGACCAGAGCGCGAGCGCACAGGGCCTGTTGATGCCCAAACTCAAATATAGATTTAGAGTATTGTTTCAAAATTTTGGTGTTACCAACAGCACCACAGAGATGACCAAACAAGTGGTCAGCGTAGCAAGACCCAATCTAACATTTGAAGAAATCGCATTACCGATCTACAACTCAACGCTCAAGTTGGCTGGCCGTCACACCTGGGCAGACATAGCGTGTTCAGTACGCGACGATGCGTCAGGCAGCGTCATGACCTTGGTTGGCGAACAGATGCAGAAACAACTGGACTTCTTGGAACAAGCATCGGCAGCGGCTGGTATCGACTACAAGTTTATGACCACAATTCAGATTCTTGACGGTGGCAACGGTGCAGATACTCCTACTGTGCTTGAGCAGTGGGAACTGTATGGTTGTTATCTAAAGGGCGCTGATTATGGCGAACTCAACTACGGTACCAACGAAGGTGTCACAATCAACATGACAATTGCTTACGATAATGCCGCACAAACCAAGACAGCCGTTAACAATGGTGGTATCGGTAGTATCGCTACAGGACTCGGTCGCACCATTGGTGGCGCAGTGACAGGTGTTGGCTTGAACGCCTAAGGGCTAGGCCATGCCAACATTTGGTCAACAATTCTGGCAAGGATTTACCGCCGTTGATTCGTTGCGTGATTATACTCACGCCAGTAAAGTCTTTACCCCCAACTCATTTGAACTTAAACCTCGCTACAAGTTTCTTTTTCACGTGAGTTTTACTCTCAATACACAGATCAAAGGATTGACAGATTATCTAGGTGTCAATCAAATGTCCCAATTGAGTTATGTGGTCAAAACTGTGGATCTGCCCAAGTTTACAATTGCCAACGAAACTCTCAATCAGTACAATCGCAAACGTGTGGTTCAGACCAAGATTAACTATGATCCTGTGTCAATCACATTTCATGACGATGCCGGCGACAATGTGCGCAAGATGTGGTATGCCTACTACAATTACTACTACAAAGATTCTGAACAACAGTATCTTGCCGCCAGCCCTACTAATGGTAGCCTAGGCGAAAGCGCCAACCAAGTCACAGGTTTTGGATACAACACACGAGACATCTATGCCAACCAGCGTGTGGGCAATGTCAATGACTGGGGCTACATTGGTGAAGCCTACTCAGACGGCACCATGAACTCAGACGGCAAGCAGGCATTTTTCAAAGATATACAGATTACCGGCATGGACCAACACAAAACAGCAACCTATGTGTTGGTAAATCCTGTGATAACTGCTTGGAGTCATGACCAGTACAACTACAGCGAAGGTTCGGGTACCATGCAAAACACCATGACCATTGCTTACGAAACTGTGAAATACTATGCAGGCGCAATAGGCAAACCAAGACCCGATCAAAACATCCACGGCTTTGGTGATCCTACCCACTATGATCAGACCTTGAGTCCAATTTCAAGACCTGGCTCAAGAGCCAACTTCATGGGGCAAGGTGGGTTGTTGGATGCGGCTGGCGGTATCGTGGAAGACTTGAGCAGTGGCGGACCATTGGGTGTGATTGGTGCTGTGCAAAAAGCCGGCACTGCTTACAACACATTCAAAGGCAAAGATATCAAAAGCATGGCTATCAACGAAACTGTGGCCCTGGGCAATCAGGTTATCAAAGGGGCAGTGCCCGCAGCCATGCGACAGATTCCTGGACGAGCCAGCGGTATGTATTATCCTACCCCACAAAATCCCCCAACTAATTAATTGACCATGGCCAGCGTAAACTATACCAACTACAACATTGATCAAACTGTGAGAGTGTTTGACTCATTCTATGACTATGATGTGAACATTCCTGTGGGCGACTACGACGTGGTCAACAGTTATTTTCGATCTGTAATGACCACCAAGCAAGCCGCAGACAACTTTACTGTGAGTTTGTTTAGAGTAGCGCAAGACACCAAAATTCCACCTTTGGAATTGATCAAGGTGTTTCAGGCCTCAGGCGAGCAAATGGATCTCAACATTAACATGGCCTACTATCTCAACAGCATTAGAAGTCGTGCTACTTTGTTGGGTGTGGGTATTCCTGTGGTACCTAATTTTTACGCAGCCAGAAACGTGGTGCAGTAATGGCACAGTGGGCACAGGGCACATACACAGTGGTCAATCGTGCCAAGTATGTGGGCAACGGTGAGCCCCGCTACCGATCTGGTTGGGAATTCTCTTTCATGAAGTTTTGTGATCACAACGATCATGTGTTGCAGTGGGCCAGCGAATCAATTGCCATACCCTATCGCCACCCACTCACAGGCAAAATGACTCAGTACATCCCAGATTTCTTGATCACTTATCGCACTAGAAACAATCAAGTCAAAGCCGAATTGATTGAAATCAAACCCAAAAAGCAAAGTGTGATTGAATCAAAAATGAGCAGTAGAGATCGTGCTGTGGTTGCCATCAACTACGCCAAATGGGACGCTGCCACCAAGTGGGCTCGACGCAATGGGCTCACGTTCAGGGTTGTTACCGAGCAGGACATGTTTCACAACGGTCGACCTTGAGCCACTAAATATTGGCATGACCAAGAAATTAGAAGAGTTGTTTGATCTTCCGCCCACTGATGCGGAAGTAGATCTTGCTCTGCCTGCATTGCCCGCCAACAGAGAAACCCTACAGGCACTGGACCAAGCCATTGACAAAATCGACAATGCGCTGCCGGCAGTGCGTGGCCTGGAAGCAACTGACACCGAAATGGACGAATTGGCTGGTCTGGCCACAGGCAGTTACAAAGACCTCATGGATCTAGGCATGCAAGTGGATTCAAGATTTGCCAGCGAAATATTCTCAGTGGCATCAAACATGCTGGGACATGCAATCACAGCCAAAACAGCCAAGTTGGATAAAAAACTCAAAATGATTGATCTTCAAATGAAAAAAATGCGATTGGATCAACAACAACAAACTTTGGATGCCAAGGACCCCGAAACCACAGCCGCACAAACAGCACACGGCGTGGTATTGAGCCGTAACGATTTGTTGGAACGCATACTTGGCAAAAGCCAAAACTCTCAAAAAGAATAAATAGTAAACAGGATACCGAATATGAAACCATTTGCAAAATACCTAGCCGAAAGCGAAAAAGTATACCAGTACCGCATTAAAGTGGTTGGCGATGTACCCGCAGGCTTTTTCAAAGATCTCAAAGAAAAGTGTGCGCAGTTTGACGTGGTCAAAATGTCTGACCCCAAGAGCACACCAGTTCGCCGACAGATCCCAGACTTTCCAGCCTTTCCCAATCAGCCCATGAGCATTGTGGATGTAGAATTCAAGTATCCAGCCATTGAGCCACAGATCAAACAACTGGCACAACTGTTGGGCTTGGATCCCAATCGTATTGTGATGAATACTGCCAATTACGAAGATGGGCTCAATGTTGAGAATGCCAAGATTGAGGATCAAAACAAAGATCTCTTGGATGATCCTGACTATCCTGCTCCTGACGCTGAACAACGAGCACTGAAAAAAGACTACTCAACTGGCCCATACGATCATGCTGTGTTGAAAAATGCATATCGTAGTAATTTTACCATTGCTGGTGAAAAAACTCCCCCGGCCAAAACCACAAATGATTTGCCACAAGGTGTCAAGAGCCCTATGACCACAATCAAACGTCCACCACGCCCAGCCACTGGCGCACACCCAAGAGGATAATACAATGACATTTTTTTACGACCTAAATAAAAAACTAGACTCAATTCGTGAGAAGCCAGAGACCACGCACAAGCAACTGAATGAGCGTGACATGAGCCGTGCAGCCAAGGGCTATGAAAAGTATGGCAAAGAAGGCATGGAAGCCCTGGCCAAGGCCGGACGTGAAGGCAAGTCACTGGATCCTATTCGTGCCAAGTACGACAAGTACAACAACAAAAAAGATGTTGACGAGTCCACAGGCGACTATTCTGCCAAGAAGGCCCGTGCCGGCAAAGACATTGGCAAGCCAGGTAAGAATTTTGAGAAAATTGCCAAGTCGGCAGGCGAGCGTTACGGTTCCAAAGCAGCCGGTGAGCGTGTGGCAGGTGCTGTGCTGGCCAAACTGCGTGGCAAAAAGCTAGGTGAAGCAGGTTTACCAATGGATATGGGCGACGATGACGAACAACCATGGCATGGTATTGACGATCCTGAATTGCTACAAGATCTGATTGCTGATGCTAAAGTAATGGATTATGATGAGTTCTATGATGAATACAGTAGCCTACTTGATGATCCTGGTGAGTTTTGGGAAAACTAC